TTGTTAACCAATCCAGCACAGTTTTTCCATTTGTACTATCTTTCAATCCGTAAATATAATACTTTGATTTTCCAAGTGAATATTGATATACCGAGCCATTTTGTCTTTCGAATGCATCTCTTGCGTTTACATTCATTGCATTATATGTAGCTGAATCCAATGCATAACCGATAACAGTTCCATCAGAATCCTTCAACGTGAAATATCCTTTAGAGTTTCCTTCAACGAACGATACCGGAATACCCAGAGAATAATCCTGACTATTTGTAGGTGTTACAATGGTTGAACTATCTTCCGCTTCCTCTTCACCTTGTTGCCATTTGAAGAATGTCAATGGGTTCACCTTTTCGCCAGACGAACCATCTTTGATAGTATAATGCAAGTGTGCACCAGTTGAATGTCCGGTGCTACCAACACGACCGACAACCTGACCACCTTCGATTTTATCACCAGGATTCAATGATGTTTTAACACCGCTGACATATGTATATGGTGATTCAATCATGTGATAGTAATGGTGCTCGTCACCACCAGAGTCGCGCCAAATAAGCGTGTTACCAGTTGACGAATCCCAAGGACCCGCTGTCTTGACAGTACCACCGGTTGTTGCGACAATCTCTGGTGTTCGATTGGATGACCACAAGAAGTCGATACCACTATGATCACTACCAGATGAACCTTGACCAAGTTGATTCGGTGACATACGTTTTCTGAACCAGTGACCAATATCAGCAGAAGACCAGGAATAGTTTTCCTCACCGTCACCATTCATATGTGTGAAGAATTCATGCAATGGAGATTTCTTGGATACACCGGTTGGTGAAATATTGGGTTCGAATACAGATGGTGTATACGAGTCGGTAGCAAGTCGAGCACCACGAGAAGAATAGAAACCCGTGCCATCGACAGACACATTGTTTCCTGTCAATGTTGTGGAAAGTGTATCAATAAAGGATGACGCACTACTATCGGCAGATTGTAAAGCATCCGTCATACCAGCCAGCAATCCACCACCTTCTTCTTCACCCAATGCAGATTTCATGAAAGAATTGAATGTATCTTGATCCGTGTTTGCACTTTCTTTCAAACGTGCAGTTGCCGCTTTTGCAAGATATGTATTCATATTCTTCTGGAATCGTTTCTCATAATCTGCATCAGATTCACCGGAATATTTCGGATTCTCCGCTTTGAACAGTGCCAATGCTTCGCTCTCTAGTTTGATGCGATCATTTGGATCCATATTTGCAAGATCAATACCAGCATCTTGTAGCGCCTTCTGGTTTTGCTGTTTCTGTTCTTCAGCACTCAATGCAGCCGCGGTATCGTTTTCTCCAGTAAATATGGAAATCAACTGACCGACGATATCTTTCAATATACCCAATGCATCTTGAACGGTATCGGAGAATTCAATTGGGGAATCACCAGATCCATACAGACCCATCAATGAATTTGCTGCAAGTGAAGATGCAGAACGACGTTCAATGCGCCCAGTCATCGGATTGGAAACATATGCTGTTCCACCGGATGTACCAATCACGTTCATGTAGTGATTGTTTCCTTTACGCGTCGTAAAGTCTGGACCACTACCAACGACAGTAATCGGATTCGTTGGTGATGCCATTGACAATGATTTTGCGGTCACACCACCAGCAGTCAAATTCATACCGAGTGCTGATGATGCATTCATGTAACCACGGACTGATGTACCATTGGAGGTATTATATGCACCAGATTGTGACATTGACGCAGCAACAGAACGTGCATCCAATACGTTACCAGTTCGACGAGCATATGCATCTGTCAGAGCGACCGGACCACATCCACGTTGTGCCATATTCATATAAGCACCATAACGCGATTGCGCTCCTGCTCCAGCATACACATTACCGTTCGCATATACGCCGTCCATCGGTGAACCATTCAACGTAGCCGGAATATATGTCGCTTGTCTTGTTGTGGGTTCTTCGTCTTTCTGTTGATCAACACTGCTCTGTCCCGTCAATGCATTTCCAAGAGTACTCAATGTGTGGGAGAATCCAGATTTAATGGAACCCCAACCAGAAGACACCATGGATGTACCCATACCAATCATGTTCTTACCGGTTTCATACAATGACGGTGCACCAAAGATTTTACCAATGATACCAACCGCAGTAAGAATACCACCTAACACAGTTAGAATGAGACCCATGCCAACTTGGACAACACCGAGAATGATTTCCAATGTATTCGCAACAGTCTGAAGAATCGGAACTACAACGGTCTTCATGACACTTACCAATGGAACCATTAGAATGTTTACGAGTCCGGTGATCATTTCAAGTATTGGTTCAAGAACACTCATCAACTGTTCAATGATTGGTCCAATTGCTTCCAGGATTGGTTGAATGATCTTAATAACAGATTCAACGATCTCAACAACATATCCAACAATTCGTTTCAAGATGCTGGTAATTGTTTTCACAACCGGCTTCAAGACTTTGATAATTGACTGGAATGCTTTGTTAAGCGGCTTCAGTGATTTCTGAAGGATACCCATGATTAGTTTGGTCAGTGCTTTAAATCCAGCCATTGACATGACAACTGTCAGAACCGCTTGACCTATACCCATCAATATTTTGCTCATACCGCCAAGCGTCTTACCGATATTGAATCCAAGACCATGTTTCTCTCCACCACCGCCTGCAGCTGCACCTTCTCCACCTGATGTTGATGGGACTTCAATGCTTGGCATTTCAGGTTTACCGGATCCCGTTTCAGTATTTTCACCACCGGCTTCAGCTTCGGTTCTGTTTGCAACAGCACTTTGTTCAGAAGTAGAACCATTTTCGCCACCGCCATTGGCAGAAGCCTCAGCTTCTTTGTTCAAGTCTTCTTCGATTAATTTTGTAGAATCTTTAAAGATGTTTCCGAGTAATGTGATACCTTTGGAAATGATACCGAGAATACCACCACCGCCGTCCTTACTCTTCAACACTCCAACAATTTCAGTTGTTGCTTTATCAGCAGCAGTCTTAGGAGTCATATCCTTGGGCTCGAATGCTGACATAAAGCCTTTACCGAATTCTGATTCTTTGAATCGATCTTTGATTTGTTCAACTTTAGAGCTAACGTTTTCTTTTACTTTTTCAACTTTCGGCGATGCCCAGTCTTTTGCTGCTGACAATAAATTACCAGGGACAGTCTTTAATTCCCGCAGTGCGGCGGTAACCTTAACTGCATTCTCGCGAGCTTCTTGACCAATCGTTCTGGTTTCGCCACGTTGTAAACGTTTGATCTGAATTTGATCCGCTTTCGATCCAACTTGTCCGACTTTGTTATAGATATCACCCATGTTGCCAGCGATACCCTTGATACCTTCGGTCATAGCTTTTGCACCAGTAGCAATCTTAACACCAGAAGATTTTAGACTTTTTGTAATGGCACCAAAGATTGATTTACCCAGTTTTCCAACCCAGGATTTTCCGAGATTCGTAAAGAATTTTGAAACAAAGGTTTTTGCTTTTTTCAGTAATGGTGAAACGAATTTTCTGATCAAACCAAAACCCCACATCAATATTTTACCAATGCGAGATTTTGCTGGTTTCTTTTCCCCATTCCGTTGTAATGTGCCTTGAACAACAGCCTGCAATCTAGAACGAAGTTTCGGATCTTTGATTTCAGATATCTGCGCAGATAGTGCTCCCATATCTTCTTTGGTATCACCATCCGAAACAGCTGCTTGCATTGCTGCTAACACTGCATCCGCAATCTGTTGATCATGTTTATCATCGTCAGAATCACCCATGTTCTTACGATAATCACGCAATTCATGTTCACGAATATTCTGAGCAAGACCAGAGATGGCACGATCTTTAAAATAGCTGGCGTCTTCACGAATATTACCAACTATTTTCTCAAGCGGATTAGAGATGAACTCACGAACATTACCAAAGAATGCTCCAATTTTTGAAACCTTTTTATCCGCCTCATCTGGTGTCGGCGTAGAGCCGGGTTCACTTGTTCCACCAGTTTCGGTTGAACCACCGCCGGACGATTCACTGCCACCGGATGCAATAGAGGACGTGGTTCCAGGACCGGGCAATCCTTTTGCTTTATGTAATGGAATTCTTCCGTATGGTTTATTTCTGGAAACGGCGTATACATTGATACCACGATTCAAGATGTCATAGATTGATGCAACATAATCGACAGTCTGCAACGAGATTCCTCGAATGGATTTACCACCATCCGAAATGATTTCGGATTGTGTTCTCGCATCCAACTTCTGCATCTTCTCGAGCTCTGTTGATAAACGGGAATTCGGATCCATTCCTTTTGGAACTTGGCTTCTTTTAATAACACCTTTCTGAATTAGGTCGTCGATGGTGACATCACCATATTGACGTAGATCACCAATACGTTTTCCGGCAAAAGTTTGATCATCATAATCAGATGAAGTGGTTCCATAAACATTACCAATATATTCACCGATTACTTGGTCTTGAAGATCACGATCCAAACGACCAATATCAGCAACATATGTTGCGGACTTTGCATAGGTCCGTGCACTATTATCCGTTGACTGAATCGCAGCATTCAGTGCACGTGTAAATGTTCCACGTGCACGTGAGTCCATTTGTAATGAACCCATAATCCATTCAACCGCACGTTTCCAATATTCAACGCCTTTTCCGCTGTTGGCAGCCAACAACCGAATTGCACGCGCATTCGCTTCCGGTAAACCACCATTCTTGAATAATGATTCACTGTTGATATTGATACCCTCAACCAATGATTCACCAACATAAACAGAAATCAAGATTCTCTGCGCAGTATCCAGATCACCTGGACTAATATCAGTAGCGTTTTTCTCCATCAAACGAGATACAGTCTTAGAAGACATACCATCCTTCAATGAAGTTTTAAATGTATCTTTGAAATTACCCGGACGATCTGTAGTCAGATATCCTTCACTTGATACATGATATTCAACACCAGTCAATGCTTGTGTAATCTTTTTCAGATAACCCGGAATAACATTGATAATTGTTGTGCGTGTCATTCCATCGAATGTTGCTTTTTCACGATTGTATTGATTCTCAACATACGAACCATAATTCTGATTTGCGGTTCGTTTTGTTATATCACCAAATAAATTTTTGAATTTGTCCCAAGAGAATAATTTTGTTAACAGATCATTTTGAACATTTGCAACCACTTCATCGATTTTGTTCTTTGTGGTTGTAAGCCAACCTTGTTTACCGGTTTTACCTTCAACGGCTTCAACGATCATTGGAAGTAACATTCCAACGCCCATGCCTGCAAGTTCACCTTTTGACATCATTCCGGAATTCATCATGGAGCCAAGAGATTGAATCATAGAATATCCGCTCTTAACCATTGACAAATAGAAATTGTCCTGAATGGATCCTTTCATGAAGTCAAATGCAGAACCAATCGTGACACCACCGCCGCTACCAAAAATACTACGATTACGAGAATACGATTCTGATTTTTTCGGGGTATTCAATTCAATTAACTTGTCAAGTTTCGCACTGATACCCGACAAGTTTGTATTGATTTTCGATAACGAAGATAGGATTTCCGATGATCTCGTATTGACAGTGGTAATGATTTCAGAGGTCGTCATCGCCGATGCTTCGGCTTGTTTTCCACCAATATCATACATGGCACTTACTTGACCACGCATAATACCTTTCATACTCTCGGCGTCTAATACTTTCGATTGTTCGGAAGATTCTTCATCTTGACCGAAATCAGTACCAGCATCGAAATCATCATCGTCGTCACCGAGTGTTGAACTGGAACCAAATTCGTCTCCACGATGGAAGAATGAATCGACCAATTTCTTGAAACCACCATTGTTTCTGATTTCACGATATTTGCCGGATGCAGTTTTTGCACCACCAATGACAGTGTCAAAGATATCTTTCGATTGTTCAACCAACGAGTTGATGGAATCGGGAGCGATACTAGAAGCAGCACCTTTTACAAAATCAAACATAAGATTCGGCATATCCAAACCTCCTTTCTATATGATAAATGATAAAAGGTGTGGGCCATTGGGCCCACACCCGTCATCATATTGTTTTCATTAGAAGAATTGAATCAGATCAATTTCATCGAAATGGAATGTGTTTGTCCATCTCTCAATCAATGCATTTCGCGCATCTTCGGCTCCAGACCAGTCGTCGATACGCAATTGAATTTCTTTGAATGCCGATCCGACATTATTCATATTCTTCAACAGATTGAACAATGTACGTTTTACATCCAACGTTGCCAATTCAATAAATGATTCTCTGCATGAAACTGGAATCGTTTCAAGTGATAAGTCATGGTCACACTTCACAACGAAATGCACCAGACATTCTTCGGGAAAATCAAATAATTGAATCTTGTTATAACCCAACCATTTTGATGTTTGTGGTCGAGATGTCACACCAGCATATTTATTGATTGCAGCACCTGTAGTGGTTGCATTTAAAATATCCTGGGGATAATAAGAACCAAATCCAACAAAAGGAGTTCCAACCGTAAATGCATTGGTTGCAGCTTCTGCATTTTGATACTGTGATGATGCCATCTCAGCCTCTGCATATTGCACAGGTGTATGGGTTAGGTTTCCCGGAAGAATATAGATATTCATCTTTCTGGAAACATCATCAGGAGATTTCAAATTCTTGATAGATTCGTATCCTTCACGAATTTGAGGTTTGAATTGTGAGAAGGTGCGAACCGACATTTTGATGATCTCTTGCAGCACAACTTCTGTTGGCTTATTAAATGGCAATGCGATTGTTTCTAATCCCAATGACATTTTAATATCATTGATCACATCAGAAATATTCATTATGAATTCACACCTTCTTCAATTCAATCATTCTCATCCGTAATCAAAGCAGATGCAATGGTTGGTGCAGGAGGATTGTTCTCCTGCACCACATGTTGCGATGAGTCAGAATCCTTTTGACAAGTTGATTCTACAAAGCGTTTGCAAGCTTCGCATGCAGCTTGTTCAAATGAAAACCGATTATCCATCATAGAACGTCACGCACCTGTTTCATATCCTTGCGACTCATAGTATGTTCATCAGCATCGGCGATGTCAGACTTAACTTTGTTTTTGATAGCCTTGGTGGTTTCACCAACCAGAAGCTTCTGATACGCCTCATGGATACCAACATTGTTTTGGTTGACGGTAGCAGACAGCTCCGAAACCCACTTCATACGAGCATTGAGATTTGCAACGGAGTCAGACCATTCTTTTTTATTAGCTTCAGACTTTCCCTCAAAGAACTTTTGCGCTTCCTCCATTTTCTTGATGGCACCATGAATAGCATCCAAGAATTCAGAGAGCATATTGTCGTAAAACTTCTGATCGACAATCGTTTTCTTTTTAATGAATTTCGGAGCTTTTGCCTGAGCATGCCCTTTGTCAGCATCAGCAAAATTTACCATCTCTTTGTATGCCGCATTAACATCATAATCAAGAATTACTTCGACCTTTTCGGGAGCGCCGTCTTTTGAGGAAGTGACCTTGATACGTTCGCGATTATCGTTATCCGAATAGATCGTGACGCCCGGTCTCAAGTTCTTCACTTTGGTGACAAAACCACGGAAAGCTTTTGCAATCTTTTTCGCGAATTCCTTGATCTTTCCACCAAGCCAACGCAGACCTCTGATAATCCAACCAATTGCACGCTTAAACCAACCTTCCTTATCCTGACCTTCAGGCCCTGCTGGAAGATCAGTAGGATCGGCGGCAGGATTAGAATCAACTGCTGCTTCCATGATCAACGCAGACTTGATATAGGTTTCACCAAGTGAATGAAGAACTTCATACTCGGAAAATAATGTAGCTTCATCAATTGCATCAATGCAACTGAAAACAGCTTCCTGGAACATAATATCATCTCTCATGATACTTTCTCTCCTTTCAATTAATTGTTTGATGAATAAGCATCAAGACGATGTACAACCGGAGTATTCACATTCATGAAATTAATGCGGTTCTGCATTGATGCTTGTTTCGGATTCGTTTTCGAATTCCGAGTGGCTAACCACATATACAAATCCATGTCGTCCCGATATACTTTCGCAAGCTTATTGAATTGATTATTCGTCATCACAATAAGCTGTTCTGTTTGCATATCTGGATATTGGGTTTGCATCGATTCCATGACCGTTTGCAGATTCTTTGTTCCAGTCAGAAATGATTCCATCACATTCGAACGCATGTCTTCCAATGTACATGTCTTACGATAGGGTGAATTACAATCCATATCAGAAAACATTGAATCATAGAAGGCTTTTGTCGATGCCAGAATCTTCGAATCATACATTTGATCATTTTCATTTCGATATGAAATATATCCTTCTAAGAACTCGCAGATCCTATCAAAGATCTTTCCATAATCCATAGAAGAATACATCACATCATCCTTCGGACGGATGTTGGGATTCGTGTTCACAACATCTTCAAACATCGTCCGATATTCGCAGATAAATTGTCCAATGTTTTGAGATGCCATTATCCTCTCCACCCTTCCGGAAGTGTGACATTTGCACGCCAAATTTTATCATTCCGATTCACCGGTTTGATTTTCAGAATCTGCGCAAGTAGCTGGTTCAACGAATTTTGCATTCCAACAAGATATTCTCTTGTATGAGGTACGATATACCGCTCGTCTTGCGTATCGATACAGTTCAGATAGAAATCAACCAAGTCTAATTTTGAACAGGTGTAACCCGCCAACATCGCTTGATCGTTTGAATCTTGAATCGCATTCATCTCGACTGTGATATATGCGATAATATCTCGAGGGATTGGTTTCAGCTTCTTTGGTTTTCTGGTAAAGAATCCTTCTTCGAATGAATCTTCTTCCGTATGATCATATACCTCGTCATGAGTATTTCCATCGCCCATGTCCAAGTATTCATAATCATCATCTGCGACAACATCATCGTCATCAATTGATTGGATTGACTCGATTTCATCACCAAGTTTTGCCGTATCCATTTTCAGATCACTCGGAAGCGATTGATGATCATCCGTTCCAAGATAATGATCAACCATATCATTGACAGCATCAGAATTCTTTGGATCAACCTCTTTCATTTGATCAATGAAATTCTTGCCATTTGTCATATCAGACACATCAATTTCAATGGTACCATCATCATTCATACGTCCGATGATGCCTGACAATACAATCTTCAGACGCTTCGGTTCATCAAATCCGCGATTCATCATACCACGAACGGGTGTAGATGTCATCGTCAGATATTGAGCATGATTGTCAACATCTTCCGCATCATCGAAAATTGTTCCTTTTGCAATTGCATCAGAAACACTTTCCATCTGAATCTCAGACACATCTTTCGGATACATCAAATGAATTTCATCATTTCTTGTATATACTCGAATCTCAGAACCTTTATATGAATGCATGATCACATTCTTTTTCCGATTGGGAAAACAGATCTTAGCATATTCAGTAATGGCATCAAGCTTTCCATTCTTAAGAAATGCTTTAACCATATCACGACCAAAACCATTCATTAGCAAACGTCACCACCTTTCTACAATATATTTTATACTGGAGGTATTTTATCATGACAATTCATATCGACATGAACACGCTTTTCATTGTTCAGCTAATCTCAATCGTATTGATTCTCGTTCTTGGTTTTATCGTTATCAAGTTATTGAAACTTGTAAAACGTTTGACCAATCAGTTATCAGATAACAATCGTCTATTGTATTTCAATTTGAAAGATTCCAATCAAATGAAATACAATATGGATGATACATTAGATCGTATCGATCTAATCGAAACAAATGTTTCTCAATTATCATCTGATTTACAAATCAAGATTCAACATGATGAAGAAGAGTCAAAACGAAAAGTATATCCAACTCCTGAATTATCGCGAATGATTGCGGAAACCATTCGTGAGCAAGTAGAAATTGAAATGATATTATCCAAAAATCTAACCGCACCTTCTGGAGAATATGTCGATGAGATTTGTCACCGCGTCATGAAGACGTATCCTAAAATAGAACCAGATTATATTTTGCGAAAATGTCTTTCAGTAATTGAAGTTGAGCTAGCACAATATCGAAGTAGTGAATAATAGAATGATGGCGGGGGAATTCCCCCGCCATCTTCCATTAGGCGTTTGATATTATGCTGCTATCAAATCAGTTACCACCGTTGCTGTCCTTGGTGTAGTAGGTGTTTGCAGCCCATGCAGGTGCGACACCCGTAACGGCAGTGCGTTCACCCTCTTCAGTATCAGCAACATAGTAGGTGCTGTACGTGGTAGCCCAATCAGCAGGCTCGGTCTGAATCGCAGTGCCACCAGTTGCAGAAGTGAAGTAGAACTTCGTGGTGTCAAATGTCGGAGCAACCGCAGTAACAGCGACCATCTCGGTCTGAGCATCGTTCAGCTTGTAGTAGTTACCATAAGTGGTAGCCCAGTCACCAGGCTGGCTCTCAACAAGCGTATAGCCCTCGGTAGGATCAACCGGAGTCGGAGGAGTCGGTTGAATACCACCAACAACACCAGCATTGGAATCCGGCACCAGGACGGAGTTCTTGCAGATGACGCGACCCTGGATACCCTGGATAGCGATCGTCTTGTACTGGGAAGAAGTGGTAACGATGATTGCTGCACCGCCCGGATTCTGTGCATCAGCATATGCTGCATTCTCCGGAGAGTTGGTCAGGTGACGTGCGAAGCGGAGGTGCTTGTAGGAGATGTGGAACTTATCCATCGGATATGCCACGATCTTGAAGAAGTACTCGCGAGAGACGTCGCCTTCCTGTGCACCCTTCTGGTATGCAGGAATGGTGATGTAAGCATCGACACGGTTGGACGAAACGACACGAATCGGAACATCAGTATCGGTCAGGACACCAAATGCATGGTTCATGGTCACGCCACCGATCTCAGTGCTCTTCTGAACAGTCCAAGTGGTGAACTTGTTGAGGAGACGAGCTGCCTTCGGGTTCGCATAGATAACGAAGCCGAGGTTGTCCAGCTTACCGCGATCGCAAAGCTCGTAGATAACGGTTGCGATTGCGTTGTTGATCGCATTGGTTCTGTACTCCCAAGGATCGCCAGCGAAGCTCGGGGAGATAGCAGTCGGATCAAGATCAATGTACTCAGTGCAGGTGTAGGACTCGAGTGCGAACACATCAGTCTCGACACCATCGTACTTATCGAACTCCTCATCGAGGAACTCGAGAATGTACTCGTCTTCGAACATCTCTTGTGCGGTGACAAGCTCTTGAACGAGACGGTTGTAGAGGTTGAAGTTCAGAGAAGCATTTGCTTCTGCAAAGTCCTCAACAGTGAACGGAAGCTGGAAGCGAACGCCGTCAGAGATGAGGAACTTACGGATTTCCGGATACTCACGGAAACCGATGGTGCGGAGGTTGGTCTCGTTGGAGACGTGACCAGAAACACAGATACCAGTGATGGAACCGCAGGAGGTAGCAGTCACAGTACCCTTGATGAAGTCGATGACACCAGAGAGACGATCGGAGACACCAGTAATGGTTTCACCAGTTGCCTTGTTCGTAGTTTCATCAACAACGACCAGCTTCTGGTTATCAGTGATACCACCATTGAGGAACACACCGCCAGTCTGAACGTCGATCTGAATACCACCGTTCGGCAGCTTCACTTTCTTGCCATTGATCTGGACATACTGGATGCCGAAATCATAGGAAAGACGAGTGCGGACATTCGGCTCCATTGTGGTTGCTTCACCAGCATCGTTCAGGAGCCAGTTGAACAGAGAGTACTTCTTGTTCGGAGCAGCCTGGATGGTAGAGAGTGGAAGCACGGTCTTGTCATTGAGACGGAGACCCTTACCAGCATTCCACAGCTTCTTCCACAGCGGCTGACCATCTTCATCCTTCTGGAAGTAGATGGCCGGAGTTTCATACTCTTCACCAGTCTGGTTGTTGACCAGGTACTTGATGAAGATTCTCTGCTCGATGTTCACAGAGGAAGCGGTCTGGACAGGAATGATGTCCTTACCAAGGAAGCGAATGTACTGCTTAATCAGAGCCGGGAAGTCCAGCGTAGAAAGCGGCAGGTAGTTCGCAACGTTGTAAGATTCCTGGATCAGGAAGGACTGCTTAGAAGCATCCCAAGCGTTTTCCAGCTGATCTGCAACCTGCTCGAGGTGAACTCTTTCAGCCTCAGTAGTAACCGGATACTCACGAAGATCCTTAAGAATCGGATCGAGCATGAGGGTCTTGTACTCGAGCATGACTTCCTTGGAGTCCATCATACGCTTTGCATCACGCATGACGTCAACACCAGTCTTATCTTTCATAAGACCAACGACGTTTTCGAAATGCTCGTCAAAAGAATCGCGAAGACCACTAAGTTCAGCAGCGGACGCAGAATTGACAAGATTCTGTTGCTCCTGGAACCAGGTGTTGTGCATATCTGACGTACGTCTGAATGCCATAAGAAAACAACTCCTTTATTTTTTGATTTTTTAATGGAGAGACCTTGTCTCTATCATTCGGAATCTTTCTGAAACTTCTTCAAGACCGAATCGATTTCTTCTTGCAACAAGGTGTACAAACTGTTGAGTTTCTGATAGTAAAGCAGATTCTCACCATAGCTCAGATTCACAAACTTATTCAAGACATAATCTTGAGAATGTGTTAGAGCACGTCTCAACCGATTGATTGGTTTGTCGTTTTGTGCAACGACATCATACGGAAGCAATGGGATGATCGCCTGAAGATTATCTAAGACTTCTTCAATCTCAGAGTTCTTATCAAGCATCTGTTGGTAAAGCTGTTGATTCAAAACATTGTTTGCTTTCTGAGATAATGTATCGGGTTTATCCTCACCATTCTCATCAGATGAAGCATCGCCACCAACATCACCCTCATCACCTCCGGTTTCATCGAAGCTCATATCCTCCATATCGGTTGGCTCTGGAGGAAGATCTGCTCCCATGTCAGCCGGTGGTTGTTCGCCTGTTTGACCTTGTTGCTGATCATCTATAGCGGGCTCAGGTTCATCTGTTGGGGCAAAAGGCTCCACCAGGTCACCTTCAGCTTCCATTATAGCGTAGAACAAGTTCTTTTGCATTCGAAACAATCACCTTCTTTCATTAGTAAACCGATTTGGTATTTGCAAATTTCCGTTTGTTTGCATCCGTAGACATGTTAACCAGCTTTGCACGCATGCGCATGAGTTGGTACAGCTCTTTCTGCTCATCCGGATTTTGCTCCCGACCATAAGCGCTGCGATTCTCCAAATCTTGAATCTTTTTGTCAATGATCTGAATTTCGGTTGCAATCTCGTCATTCGCTTCTCTGCGCAATCTTTCTCTGTCAGCAAGTTTCAAACCTTGTGCTCCAAGGTAAACAAAACCTAATGCTGGAGAGATTGCAGAAAAGATTGCAAACTTACCGGTTTTGAGAGCGATTCTCGCAACTTTAAAGATTGCAGATCTATAAGAAGGATTCTCGACGAGTTCAGCTTTCACACGATCTTCATCACGCTTCACAAAAGAATCGATCAGATTTCGCATCCACTGTTTGGTCCTTCCAATCGGCTTTACAATAGCTTTTGCGGTATTGCCAATTTTTTGTACACCGCGTTTCACTTTCTGTTGTGTGGAAAGTGTGGCTCTGTCGGCATCCATTGCGGTTGTCAACAGATCTCCTTTCGGAGGAGTACCAGCATCCGATTCGACAAATAGGGGCTCTTTAGAATCCAAAAGTGCGAACACTTCCTGGACACTCTTTCCATTAGAAAAAGTATCACCGGATTCCTTAGAATTTGAAGAAGGCCTGGTATTATCATAATTGTTTGATGGTTTATTTTTACCACCCTGATTTGTCCGTTTATTCGAAGAAAGATCATTGTTGTACACTGTTGTGGTTGTGGTCTTTCCAGTTGACAAATCATTTGTTGTAGTATGTGTGGTATTATTGGAATTCGTGTTGTAGGTATTATGTGTGATATTGTAAATCACATGACCTGCACCACCATGGGTTCCAGGTTGAATGGTTCCTTGATAACCTGAACCAAGCATATCCTCAATTGAATCCGCCCCAGGAGTATTCAATCTTGCATTGATGGAATCTGCCAGATCATCAAAATCATTCACTGGAACATCCGGAGGAAGTTGTACATCAATCGGAGATTCATTCGGTTTATCCGGTTGATTCTCATCCTTCTTTGGTTTCTCATCAGAGATCTTGATACGTTCTCTCATGTATGTCGGAATATCACCGGTCTCTTGTTCTTGAATCGATTCATCATCTTCAACTTCTTCTGTTTCTTCAGTCTCTTCAATCTCTTCATCCTCATCTTCATCAGAATCAACAGGATGACCCAAAACCGGTTTTCCATCCCAATCATCCAAATGATCGAGAAGCATCTCGATATTGTTCCAGAAAGGTTTGATGTCAGACTTCAGAATGTTGTCGATTTCGAATGGATTATCCGAGAACATGATAGAACCATCATTGACATTCAGATACAAACATTTGATTTGCTCTTCGATATCATCTGGCATATCCATATCAGGATCATCAAATGGATACCATTCCGCAAACATCAACAGTCCATTCTGAACCATGAGTTTTCCGATCTCAGTATTCTGCAATGCGGCCAGCATCTCGGCAAATGTAAAGACATTACCAAGCATTCCACCAGTATCACACTTAATCAGTTTTCCATGCTTCGGAGGATGATTGATGAATTCAATGAATTCCTTCGGGAGATGTTCACCAAGCTTCTTCTCAATCTGATTGATCTTCTTTCGCTTAGATTTTTCTTTCAATCTGGAAATGAAACCTTCCTGAATCGGTTCAAACAGATTGTAGGATTCACCAATATATCGATCAATCTTAATTGAAGAAACACCCTTGTTGTACAATGCATCACCAATGGAATCAATTTCTTGATAAACAGATTCCATGAATGCATCACAATATTTCATATCAGATGTGGAGAGGTCACCCAGTGACTTCATTGTATCAAATGCATATTCAGAAACAGTTTCAGAAGTATCGACAGTATTGGTGACTTCAGTCTTTTTCTGATACGGATTTGCAGAACGAGAGTTCTGATTGATACGTGCACGAATCTTCTTTACAAAACCATCCTCGCTTGGATATTCACTTTGTTTCACTTCATCCGGAATCAGATTATAAAGAATATCCAGATAGATTCTGGAATCGAAGATATTGAACAACGTAAGAATTGTATTGTTGGAAATCAATCCGCGATCATCATTCACAAGATTCAATTTCAAGAAGTCTTCGATGAAACGAATTGTCCCTTCTTTATCAATCTTGAATGTTGTGAAGATATCATATCTCCCGAATCTCTTGGCTCCGTTATTCTTTCGAATAATCGAAGAATATGATTTTGCATAATCCTTGAATGAAGGATGTTGTGAAACTTTGATGTCCCATTTATTCTTCTTCATTGTGAAGATATTTGCATAAATGAATGGCATCACATTATCTGCAAACATTGTAACATCCGACTCCGGAATAGAAGAAAAATATTCTGCAAGATCATCGGTATTATCGCATGCACGGAGTTTCTTTAATAGTGCATTCACCTTTGATTCAAACTGTCTCGAAATCTTCCATTTCTTATTCTTTGTATCATAAGTGATATGTTCCGGTTTCTTTTCCTTGAAATAGTTCACTGCCGCAGCTTCCTGAACAGTTTCATCGACAACGATTTCACAATTCTGAAGATCGGTGAATGATTGAAAACGTTGGATTTCTGTATCAACCATCATATCTTCCGGAAGTTTGATTTGATCATTATCAAAGATAGACTGAACATAATCGGCTGCATCAAACAGTTTATATTCACCCGGGAATTTTGAAATGGAATCCAATTCAGGAATCGGGATCGGTGCAGTAAACACTTGGATTGCTTCACGATACTGTGATGGAGTTGTGAACAATCCGAATGAATAGATACCATTCAGAAGATTCTCAAACTGATCAAAGTTGGATGCGATGTATTGCAGAACCTTGTAACCAACAAATGCATGAAGATGATCCTGTGATACTTGATCAGAACCATTCAGAATTGCAAACCACGGATCATTCTGTGCAGTTGCAAGTAATTCATCTGCAGCTTCCTGAACAGAGTCACCTTCAGTATCATTCAAAGCATCAAGCACGTCATCGCAGAACTTGTACAGTACTTCCATACATGCTTCAACTTCTGCTTTGACAGTCGGGATACCACCTTCAACTTTTTCAAAAAAGTCGACTCTATCATTATCGACGGATTGATCCATCCAGAATTTGAACTTTGCGTAATAGGCATTCAATGTCTTGAATGCATCATCGTAAATGTTCGGGAATTTCTGATACAACGGTGACGGTGCTGCCATACAATCCGCAATGCGATCACATGTTGTTTTCAAGAAATCAATGAAATCAAATAGTGTGCTACCAGCATCATATTCAAAGTTTTCTGGATCCCATGGATCTGGATATGATGTATCGGTTTCGCCACGGAAACGAGCACCATACCAGTTCACATATGTATCCAGTAAATCAAACAGCTTCTGATCAACCGGCGTATTCTTTTCGTACTTCTTCCGTCTCATATGCCATTTGATATCGGATATGATTGACAATAATGCGCCAACCGCAAGTGTTCCAACGAACAATGTTTTGATGACACCTTCTTGCTTAAACTCCGGCTTTTCACCGATCTTTGCACGAAGACCATTCAATGCATCCATTGCTTTTTGTGGATTATCCACCCATTCTGGCTCAATATTATTTAACCATGAAATTGTGCGCGTGATAATCCTATCCAATTGGAACTCATCGTTCACAACCGGAAACGCTTTTGTCTTGAAACTTGATGCAAAGAATTTGTTCATTGAATCAATTGCAACTTTGATATTGTCAAAGTATGTTTTCTTGATGACAATTTGCATATGGATTTACTCCTTTCAAAAATATTACATGAACACTATTAATGAATTATGGGGCGCATATGCGCCCCATAATCATATTCATAATTCATGGTTAATCTTCTGTCGAATTATTTATGCATTCAAAACGTCACGTTTGATTTCTTTCATCGTGTCTTTTTTCATAGCTTTCTTCACATCATCAGCTGCAACTCTGACTTTTTCAGCCATTACACTGATCATACCAACGTGGCTGGCTAAATCGAGCATTGTATTTGACAATGTTTCTATATCGAATTCCATACCCGAATCAGACATCTTTTTCTGCAATTCAGCTTGTTTTTTCATATCATCATTGTGCTCTTTATCCATCGTATTTACAAATTCATCATTACCAGTCAATCCACCCTGTCGTGCTGACAATGCAATGTAAAAATGCGATCCACCCATTGATCGAATGGATTTCATGTAATCCATGATTGCACCGAGTCTCATGGTGATACCACTGTTCGGATTTACAAATCTCCAAATCTCATCCAATTTCAATGACATTCTATGATGAATATGGTTATCAATATCTTGCATTTTGTCGTATGTTTTCTTTATATTGGTATTGATCTGGTTAACTCCGGATTTCATCGGCATGTCAAGATATTGATGAATCAGCGTCATATTAGATGCCAACGTAGATGCAACAGATGACAATTCATCTACCCATTTTTCAAAATCAGGTTCTGTGAAGAAGCTTCCGGATTTTTCTGATTCATAGCATCGTACATCGATCAGATTAATGCTGATTATGTAATAATTTACACTGTCTGGGTCGGATGTCACTTCGAAAGCTAATCCTGACGGATATGCTACTCCGGTTTGAATTCCTTTTGTTTTTAAAAAATCTTCAGCAGATTTGTAATTATTAAATCTGCTAGATCTAAGTTCTTTTTTCAGATATTCAGAATCTGTATCACGCTGTTGTTTTCTGCTAAATTGCGTAAGAATTCTTCCAAGCATTCTAATAATTTTTGCAATTAATCTCGGAATAAACATGAGAATCTTTTTCATTGTAGATTCGCCATCTTTACCTTTGATTGGTGCATTTAAATCATCAAGAAACTTTCCTTCTTGAATGATGTATGATTCCTTCACGTATACATCTAACAATGATTGCATAACGTCAAGTTCAGCAGCTTCAGTAACAACATCAATATTATCAATCATGGATAATAATGTGCCATCCATGAATTATCATTCCTTTCATAAAATAAATCGGGGGATCACCTCCTCCGATTTACATGTAATCATGTTTTATCAGGTGATAAAACGCTTTTGTCTTGAAGCTTGATGCAAAGAATTTGTTCATTGAATCAATTGCAACTTTGATATTGTCAAAATATGTTTTCTTGATGATAATCTGAGTTGCCATATGGGTCCCCCTCATAATTATTTTTTGATTTGTTTTTTCGGATCTAGTTCTTTTCGAATCATGCCAATGACCGTGTTCAATCTGATGACAAATGCATTGATATAAGACATTCTTACACTAGCGGCGGTGAGAAATGGTGGAATTGCTTGGAGCAGTTCATGCAATGTTTCTTGTTTGACATTGGTGGCATTAAGGATTCCAGAATAATCATCATCATTTGCACCATCACTATCCACATCTTTGCCCCGATCTTCAAGGTCTTTAATGACCATATCACTAGTTTGTCTCAGATAGTCTTTAAATTGTTTTAGAAGGCGTGGCATTTCTTCGAAAGCACGACGATCATCCTTATCTGGATTTATCCAACAGCGTTCGTATTCATCGCATATGCTGAGTTCCGCAATATCGTTCGTGTTGTCTTCGTCCTCTTGAAGTCTTTTTGTATAAATTCGCAACTGTTTTATTACTGATTCTGTATTCCCCTGTCCCATCCCTCCGCATATAAGTTTTGGAAGTTTTTTGAGACGATCAAATACATAATGAAATGCATAATTTGGAAAAAGTATCCGGCACTCTCCGGGTTCTTTAGATGAGTCTAATTGAAAAGCAGAACTAGTCTGATATGAATCATAAGACATTTTCATATTACAGAATGGCATGATGCAATATGAACCGTTTTCATCTTTCGGAGATGCGATCCGATACCAAACTTTGAGATCCATAGAGCCACTTGTTCTTTTGGCAAATCCCCTGTTACGTTTATCAACAGGGGATTTTCCCACACTTTTCATCCACTCGTCATACGATCCTTCACATTTCAAATTTCTCGATTTTAAATACATCTCTGCGTCTTCATATGATTTAAACCCTTCGAGTTTTGGTAAATCTCCCATCTCTCCGTCAAAATCAATATTGTATTGAGGCTCTTCTTCTACTTTGACTTCAGCTTTATCGGCATCAACAGATTTATTATCAGACTCATCAGCAACATCCTTTGATTCAGAATCTGGTTGTGCTTCCGAAACAACCGGTTTTTTATCAGATGCTTTCGTATCAATAGACGATTTTTTAGTTGATTTCTTTTTACTAAATATACCATTATTCCGTGTCAACTTTTTAATTGTGTTTTCAATCATTCTGACAATTTTCGCGATCACTCGCGGAATAAACATGCAAATCTTTTTCAATAGAGATTCTCCATCTTTACCTGTGATGGGTGCATCTGTATCGGCAATGAAATCTTTGAATCCCTCTTGAATTAACGTTGCTTCTTTTATGTAGACATTTGCAAGAGATGCCATAACATCAAATTCAGCATATTCAGTGACAGCGTCGATATTATCAATCAATGATAATAATGTAACAGTATCCATAGTATCACCTCAAATCACTTTCATCTGCAACCTTATAATCCACGACATCTATCACTTTCCCGGAAGCATCGGATTCTACAAAATATTTCAAAGCGTTAAACCATAAAACATGAGATTTGATACTTGTCGATATATATCTCAACAAATCATTGCCAAATGATTTAATTGATTTCATATCATAACTCAACAGATCTTCATATTCTTTTTGATGGTCACCATACATCCGGTATTGTCTATGCTTCGAAACACCTCTCCGACGAACAACATCCATGAGTGCATTTGATGCAGTTGCAAACAAAGTTGATGCACGTGCAATGTTTTTGTATGATGTTTGAAGAATCATCAGATAATGGTCAAACGCAGTAATACTACATTCATACTGACAATATCTACCGATGAACATAATCGCTTCATTTTTGCTTTTGATAGAATCGAATTCGAATTTTACAAAAGATTTTTCAAACGATTTCATTCTATTTGATATATGATCAAACATTGATGTTGTGGGTGTGCGTTGTTTCAAGAATGTGTCAGTTGTTAACTTTGTTGATGTATCCAACGCCAAATCTAAAATCGATTTTGCTAATTCATTTGTATTTTCTTTAGCATCTTTGATGCTTCGGAATATACATGGAATATGTTCCGACAGTTTCCGTCCGAATCTATCAAGAGCATCAGTTTCTTTGAGCATTTTTATCATTTTCTTTGAAGTAAACTTAAATACAATTCGTTTGATTAAATCTGCAATACGTTTAAAAATATTTTTAATCAATTCAATCATGTTAATGATGAATGATACCGGCTTTGTATTCTTGACAATGGATTTCAATGCGGGATCAATATTAACATTGATTCTCGCTTCCTGAATAACCGTTTCATCCATATCGTTAACGATCTCATACTGTTCCGAGATTGTATCGTATTTGATGTATGTATCAAGCAACGATGTTAATACATCTAGTTCGGAAAATATAGACTGTTCTTGCACCACATCAATACATTGCAACAGTTCATTCTGATACATCAACTTTCACCAACCTTTTTAATTGGAACAGTTTTGATTGGAACCCTATCAACATCAGCCTCGCCGTGTTTGTAAACGCTCATGTATGTTTCACTGATTTTTGTGATGATCTGTGTTATTTGTGTAAGATTCGAAGATACGGCCATTGCATCGGCATTGATATTATCGATAATATTTTGATCGAGGTTTACGGTTTTCAAAAATTCATCAAAAACCTTTTTCATCTCCTCAGATTGATAAACAACATTTTCTGCAATTTTTATGCAATTCTTAAGATTTGTTTTACCTTGTTGAATCGCTCGACTGACGTCGACTGGGTTGAAACCCGTATGCGTTTTAGTAGTGAATATTTCTTTGAAACCTTCATTATTTTCTCGATATTTATCAAGCGCTTTTCTCAGTCTTTCGGATCTATCTTTCATGGTAGTAAAATATGACAAAAATTGCCCTGATGTTGGTTGTCCATTTAATTCCATGAAAGATAGATGTAGATACACAGCTTTGGTGAAATCATCAAACTTATAATAGTCGATCGGTAATGATTCCCGGTAACGTTCAGACTTCAAGATTTCGGGGTTATAAACTCCACCCATTAAATTGAGTAACGTGCTGAGAGATTTTACAATAATTCTCATAAACTTCATGATCAATCTAGGAATGAACATGAGAATCTTTTTAATTTTAGATTCACCATATTGACCTTTCAGTGGAGCATTCAAATCGTTCCAAACTTTTCCTTCTTGGAAAATATCGAATGACGATAGATCTGTTGAATCATCCACCGATTCTAAAATCATAACCGACTTTGTATACGATTCCACCAATGAAGTTAACACGTTCAATTCGGCCATGGTGGACTGTTCTTGAATCGCATCCAAACAATTCAACAATTGATTTCCATACATGATATATCAACTCCTTATTTAGTTTGGATGATTCTCATCCGACTTCACATAATCGCGCATGAACTCATCGTAGTTCTTATCAACGATTTTGATGTAATGAATATTAGTTTTCTTTTCTTCATCATGTAATCGTTTATCCTTCAATGCTTCCATTTCACGTTCATGTTCCATTCGCGGATGATTGTTATCCGATTCTTTGATCTCTACCTCCAACGATAAAGATGGAATGTAGAAATCGGGAATGTATAGATGGAGCGTTCCGTCTTTCCATTTGTACCAATAATTATTTGGTGATGGTGCGATCACATCATTCGGACTCCATCCAATTGATCGCAATTTCTTCAGAAAGTCTTCTTCATAAGTACCAATGATACGGAACTTATGATCCGCATCCCAAACAAAATCACGAGCGTTATGATTGTTATACAACATCTTACGTTGCATATCGGCATCATTCAATAAGTGCTCCTGTCCATGAACACGTACCATTCGTGATTTCATCAGCTTCACATATTCTTCTTTGCATTTTGGATCATCACAAATCCGATCGTACTTCAATGTCTGTTGATTGAAGTTAACCGGATTTCTACGACAGATCACACAGGTTCTTCCGGTAGGTTTATGAACCAGCAAAGAATATGCAAATTCCAATGGCTCTTGATCTTCTGGGATCTGGTCATTGTGTTGGGATGCCACATGATGACAATACTTGTGTTTGTCATCAAATATTTTTGGACAGAACATGCATTTTGTTCTTCGCATGATTCTACCACCTTATTATCGATTCCAATGGATCCGGGTATACAACTGATTCAATTGATCATACGTGATACCAATGATCGCGGTAGGTTTATCAACACCATATACCAATCGGTCAGTACCAGTAACTTTCACAACCATTGCATCATGTCCATCGGAAGTTTTGTCGAAATAAATATCCACATCAATACCAGTTATTTCCAGACGATTCATTTGTTCATACAGTTTACTCTGAAGCGTCAATGGAATCTTATCATCGTCAGTATACTCATGTAGATAACTTTCAATATCGATCCCCAGTTCGGGGATCGATGGATATTGTCCGGGTTTCATTTTCAATAGTAATAGAATTGAATTTACGCACATTTCAAATGTTGAAATGATTTTTGGTTTATACATGGAATCAGTGTCCATGAGAACATCGTACCCGAGAAGCTGGAAACTTCTCGGGTACCTTTTCTCAACTTCAGCAAGAGTGATTCCTTTTTCATCAAGTGCCATGGAATCATTCCTTTCTGGAAATTATTCTTCTGCGGTATTGTTAGATTCAGCGGTTTCGTTCTTTGGTTCTTCTGTCGATTCTTTTTCCGGATCTTCTTTTCTGGAAGAAGCGCGATTAACAATTTCAAGGACAATTTTTGCCTGCTTGAAGAACTCATCGAGCTGAATCTTAAGGACATCAGTGTTACCAGATTTTTTATCACGCTTCTTCATCAATTTCTTTTCATTGATGATTTCATCTGCGATGTCGGCCAGTTTACCGATCTCTGCGATTTCTCGATCATAATATTTTTTGTGCATACCCTTATAATTATGAGGATTCCGTCCAGCCCTGCCGCTTCTGACGGAAATATCCGCAAGAGCTTTCTTGAGCTTCTTGAAATTATCGATAGCTTTTCTCGGATCATTGTTTCCTTCAGAATCCTGAGCAACTTCTGCAACGCGCTGGATATCTTCTACCAGATGCTTCTCAAATGAATTTCTGATGAGTTTATCACCAATGACGTCAATAAGTTTCAACACCGCAACCGCACCGGCAACAGTAACACCAAGTTCAAGAAGTGTAAACTCTTGAACGTATTCGTCATCCATTGAAGCCTTCTTCAGATCGTATTCAAGAATAGCAGACTCAACATCAGTTGTTGCGTCCATGGTAGCTCTTTTAACATTGGTAATCCTTGTCATAATCGTGTTCTCCATGATAAAACACTCCTTTTCAAATTTATTTAGGTTTCTTCATACCAGACTTGGTAGAAGGTGCTGATGGTTTAGACGCAGGTTTCTGTTGTGATTGTTTTTGTTGTGAAGCCTGCTTCGCTTGCTTCTGAGCAGTATATTGTTCTTGCGCTTTCTTGCGCCCAGCTGCTTCTTTAGCTTGAATCTTCTTTGCTGCTTCAAAATCACCACGTTCTTTTGCACGTTCCAGCTGTTTCTGTACGACACTCTGGTGATTTGTCGAAGTAACTTTGGTTTGTGTTCTCTTTTGAATACGTTCTGTCTCTTGTAATTGTCCCTGACCTGCTTGTGTAACTTTGCCAAGCAACGCGCTCAAACCCGCAGCAATACTACCCAATCGCTGTTCTGCATTGGGACCGGCATTTTTTTCTTTGCCTTTCTGAATAGCGTTACGCTTTTTGACCGCTTTGTCACGCAGACCACTAATCATGTCAGGCAGATTTTTTAGAGTATCCAGACCATGGTCAATCATTTCTGATGCGGATTCCATTGTCTTCTTAACAGTCTTATTTGATTTGACTGTTTTGACCGCCTGATCTGCAGCTTTTGTTGCAGTACCAATGATTGATTCCATTTTGGATAGTGCAGAATCAGATACATCGATATCGAGTTTGTCAAATTGCTTTTTGACTTCAGCCATCATAGCAGTAACCTGACCATAGTCATATGCAAATGTAACCTCGCCACCAGATGCAACAGCTGCCTGACCACCGAGCGCTTTTTCAAGAGCTTCAATTCGAGCACCCTGGGAACTCAATTGATATTTCAGTTCTTTATTCTGTTTTTCCAGTTCTTTAATTTTGTATCTCGAGAATAACATCTTGATCTTTTTTTGGAAGAAATCACAGATTCCTGGTAATCGTTCTGTCAGAAATCCAATTAATCCCAAAGCGCCTTCTTGCACAAATTCTGGTTGTTTGTCTTCGAACGTGTATCCTTCTTGAATCATAATCGATTCCTTCTTATAACATTCGAAGGTTGCTTCTGAAACAGAAACAAGAGCATCCATTTCGGCATCCTGGATATCATTGAGATACTGAATCAATGGTGCATTTTCATCATGCATTTTCAACACACTTCCTTTCAGTTATGATTGTAGAATATCATTGATACGTTTCAACATGTAAGTTGCGATCAAACAGATATATGCTTTCACAATGTTTCCATCTGCTTCATATTTTTCGCACATTGGTAATAGTACGGGTTTTCCCGCGATCGCACGATCAATTGCAGTCGGAAACTTTGTGATTCTACCAATATATTTTGATGAGTTGATATCGGTTAATTCATTTCCTTCTTTTGTAATGAATACATACAAAATCAAATCAATAATTTTACCAATATCCTTTTTATCGACCTTTTGTGCAAAGTCGTATAATGTGTCAATCTTCACATTCTTCCAATTGGCGATACCTTTATAAAGTTCGCCCTTCTTGGTATATAATGAATCACCACCAGAAATCTTTCGAACAAGATTATCACGAATCTGAATGAGCTGTTTCTTTTCCACATACTGTTCATCATCATCCGTGATATCTGTTCCAATACTATTTCTGGCTTCGCTATCTGCAAAGTATCGATTTCCCAAAGAACGTAAATCTTGTCGGAAAGAATTTCGAATACGGTTCAATACATCCGCAACAATCTGTGGTGAAATATACAATGACATCTTTGTTCGATAGAATGCATAACCCGTTTCAACACGATCACCAATCCAGTTGATCATGTTTTCACAACGAACAAGATTCCATGAACGATCCAGATGTTGATATGTATATGCCATTGTTGATTCTTCCGGATGTGGATAATGGAACTGGTATTCCAATGAAGCTGCATAAATCGTCAATCCCAATTGTTGACGTGCGGAGTCACGCAGATTATTACGATCCTCTTTGATTTGTTTTGGTATATTGGTTAACATATCGCAGTATACCAAAACACACACATGAACAACATTTGTTGGATATGAGACAATTGTAAAGAATTCTTTT